AGCGCGCATCGACACCACCGCCGACGACGCCTTCGTCAGCAGCTGATCACCGGCGCGCGGCAATGGGCGAGGCCTATACCCGGCGCGCTTTTTATTCACAGACCTGGCAAATGTGGCTCGATCTGTGGCCCGGCGCGGTTGAGAAATGGGTGGGACGGCGTGCGTGAAGTGTCCGGTGACGGGCCTCGATGAAATCAACTACATCGGCATTGCCGCGACCACCTTTGGTCAGCGTCAACAGCGTACAGTATTTCGACCAATGCCGACGCCCGCCACCGTGTGGCCGTCCACCAATATTACGTCGATACCATTCGCGCGCCGGGACGCGCTGGCACTGCGCATCGGCTGCCGTCTGGCCAGTACCGGCCGTTTGACCAACGGCATCATGATTGAATATGTCGACCGGCTATGGCGCGGACGGCAGTTTTGTGCCCGAACCGATCAAGACGCCATCCGGCAATTAGTCTCGCACTGGTACGAACATCGCGGCGAAGCCGCCACCACCGCCACCAATCGCGCAGCGTCATCCGCCGATCGTGCCGGTGCCGATGGCATCCAGGCGTTGCTGGATCCCTATCGCGTGCGACGCTCCAGCTTTTAAGTCACGAAGGATTTCTCATGCGGATCGGGCAATTGCGCAAGCGCGTCATCGTGCAGGGCGGAAACCAAAACACCTGACACGTGCAGGCGGCTATACGCTGGGCTGGATTAATTTCGCCAGCGTGTGGGCCGAGATTGAACCCGTCAGCGGCCAGGAACATTTTCATTGCCGCGCATCTGGCAAGGGCATGTCACGCATCAGGTGACCATGGCGTTATCTGAGCGGCGTCACCACCGATATGCGGGTTTTCTATAACAGCCGCGTGTTCAACATCCGTGCGGTGCTGAACACGACGAACGTAACCAATGGACGGAATTGCTGTTGAGGAGGTGTACAGCGGTTATGACGAATGGCTGAGCCGCGATGCTTCGCCTTTACATTTTAGCCGCATACGGACATGCCGGGCTTTGCAGGATAAAACTTCCGCAAAAGAGGCCTGACCTCTCTGTAAAACTCCAGTCATGGCAAGGCGGCCGCAAACAGCGGCCGTATCGGCCCGTTTTCGATCGCCAAAATCCTTTGCCAGCTGCGACCAATGTAAGGACATCGTGCTTTCCTGGGACGGCGTTTTTTCGGATTCATCCCACTTAATCGCGCAATGGTAAGAACGGGACCCTCTAAATTTGATGGTAAGAATTCCGGCGTTGGTTTCAAACATGAACGTCGTTTGTCGGCGTCAGATACGGGGGGTCATACTCAAACCAACGCTCATTTGCTCTGCAAGACTTCGAGAGCATCCTGCACATTGGTGGCGAGCCGCGCCATTGCACCGGCGGTTTGAATGTTTCGACAGTTGCGTCAACCCATCTGAAAGGGACAGAACCGGAAGTTGAATGACGGGATATCCGACATAACGTGCTCTAAAAATCGTAACGGGTTTAAGCATAACGCGCTGCAATCGCGAAAGTTCATTCGGATGGTCGAGCTTCGGCGAATACATCGATCTAAAATTATCCATGAAGTTCCTTTTGAATGTCCGATCGTGAATATAACTGCAGAAGTCGCGCAGGCAGAGAAACAGCATACGAACCAGATTGGTTTGCAAAATTACCCAGGTAAGGGTCATTGAACCCGCCCCGCCCACGGCGATGACCTCAGGATCATGCACGTAATGGATACGCCCGGCTCGTCCTCGTCGCGCGTAATAACGAATTCACCGGCGCTGGTTGAACCTCAATGTTGCGTTCTGCGTTAATGAACGGCTCTCGAAAGTGACCATGCGCCATGCTTTTCGCGCATGGCATCAAAGCGCATTAGCAAAGCTGGCCAGAAAAACGCTCCATGCCTTCGGGTGGTTTTAAAAGGTTTCCCGGGCCGATGCGATCCAAGCCCTTTTTGGTCTTCGGATCATTAGAAAATGAAATCGCATATCTGAATTATCGTCGGCCATGAAAGCCTCCTGCTTTTACGAAGTGTAGCCAACTTTCATCACCATCTGCCGCCGTTTCAAGCGGGATTTAAGGTTAATCATGACCGACGCTTTTTCTTTAACGTGCAAACCGCGCTGTTTAATGCGCTGTCCGCCAGCACCACCGTGCAAGGCGTGATCGCAATCCCACCGCGGTTGTACGACCATGTACCGCCCGGTGCAGTGTTTCCTTATGTCACGTTCGGTGCACAACATATCGCGCCCTATGACAGCCAAAACCGAAATTAGGTTTCAACATAAGTGACGCTAGAATGTGTGGTCGCGTTATCGCGGCAGCAAGGAAGCGAAAGATATTCTGCAAACTTTATATGACACCCTGCACCGCGCGAGCCTGAGCGTCAGCGGCGAAGTGGTTCCTGCTTAGCCAGTTTGAAAGCGCGGATATCGCATCGTTAGATGACGGATTAACTACCCACGCCGCCGCACGTTTCCACCTAATCACCCAAACAACCTAAATTCATGGCACGTCTTCCCAACCCATCGCACAGCGCCGCCGCCTTTGATGTCTGCGCCGCGCACGCAGGTTTGGTGTGCGTATCGCGGCGGTTCAACCGGCGATGCTGTCCTGAGCGGCGCGCAAGGACACTGGCGCAGTTGCGACAATTCCTGCCGCGCGCTGCGCTCAAAGGCGGCGGCGCTGTAGCGATGGGTTGGGAAGACGTGCCATGAATTTAGGTTGTTTGGGTGATTAGGTGAAACGTGCGGCGGCGTGGGTAGTTAATCCGTCATCTAACGATGCGATATCCGCGCTTTCAAACTGGCTAAGCAGGAACACTTCGCCGCTGACGCTCAGGCTCGCGCGGTGCAGGGTGTCATATAAAGTTTGCAGAATATCTTTCGCTTCCTTGCTGCCGCGATAACGCGACCACACATCTAGCGTCACTATATGTTTCGAAAAACCTATTTCGGTTTTGCTGTCATAGGGCGCGAATATGTTGCTGCACCGAACGTGACATAAGGAAACAACTTGCACCGGGCGGACATGTCGTACAACCGCGGTGGATTTGCCGATCACGCCTTGCACCGGTGGTGCGGCGGACAGCGCATAAAACAGCGCGGTTTGCACGTTAAAGAAAGCGTCGGTCATGAAGTTAACCTTAAATCCGCTGAAAACGGCGGCAGATTGGTGAAGAAGTTGGCTACACTTCGTAAAGCGGAGGCTTTCATGGCCGACGATATTCAGATATCGATTTCATTTTAATGGATCCGAAGACCAAAAAGGGCTTGGATCGCATCGGCCCGGGGAAACCTTTAAACCACCCAAGGCATGGAGCGTTTTCTGGCCAGCTTTGCTAATGCGCTTGATGCCATGCGCGAAAAGCATGGCGCATGGTTCACTTTCGAGAAGCCGTTCATTAACGCAGAACGCAACATTGAGGTTCAAACCAGCGCCTGTGAATTCGTTATTACGCGCGACGAGGACGAGCCGGGCGTATCCATTAACGTGGCATGATCCTGAGGTCATCGCCGTGGGCGGGCGGGTTCATGACCCTTACCTGGAGTAATTTTGCAAACCAATCTGGTCGTATGCTGTTTTCCTGCCTGCGCGACTCTGCATTTATATTCACGATCGGACATTCAAAAGAACTCATGGATAATTTAGATCGATGGAATTCGCCGAAGCCGGACCAATCCGAATGAACTTTCGCGATTGCAGCGCGTTATGCTTAAAACGTTACGATTTTTAGAGGCACGTTATGTCGGATATCCGTCATTCAACTTCCGGTTCTGTTTCCCTTTCAGATGGGTTGACGCACTGTTGAAACATTCAACCGCCGGTGCATTGGCGCGGCTCGCCACCAATGTGCAGGATGCTCTCGAAGTCTTGCGAGAGCAGAATGAGCGTTGGTTTGAGTATGACCCCCGTATCTGACCGCCGACAAACGACGTCATGTTTTGAAACCAACGCCGGAATTCTTACCATCCAAATTGAGGTCCGTTTTACCATGCGCGGATTAAGTGGGATGAATCCGAAAAAAAACGCCGTCCAGGAAAGCACGATGTCCTTACATTGGTCGCAGCTGGCAAAGATTTTGGCGATCGAAAACGGCCGATACGTGCCGCTGTTTGCGCGCGCCTTGCATGACTGGAAGTTTTACAGAGAGGTCAGGCCTCTTTTGCGGAAGTATATCCTGCAAAGCCCGGCATGTCCGTATGCGGCTAAAATGTAAGGCAAAGCATCGCGGCTCAGCCATTCCTCATACCGCTGCACCTTCCTCAACCAGCAATTCCGTCCATTGGTTACGTTCGTCGGGTTCAGCACCGCACGGATGTTGAACACGCGGGCTGTTATAGAAAACCCGCATATCGTGGTGGACGCCGCTCAGATAACGCATGGTCACCTGTGCGTGACATGCCTTCCAGATGCGCGGCAATAAATGTTCCTGGCCGCTGACGGGTTTCAATCTCGGGCCCACGACGCTGGCGAAATTAATCCAGCCCAGCGTATAGCCGCCTGCCGTGTCAGGTGTTTTGGTTTCCGCCTGCACGATAACGCGCTTGCGCAATTGCCCGATCCGCATGAGAAATCCTTCGTGACTTAAAAAGCTGGAGCGTCGCCACGCGATAGGGATCCAGCAACGCCTGGATGACCATCGGCACCGGCACCGATCGGCGTGATGACGCTGCCGCGATGGTGGCGGTGGTGGCGGCTTCGCCGCGATGTTCGTACCAGTGCGAGACTAATTGCCGGATGGCCGGTCTTGATCGGTTCGGCACAAAACTGCCGTCCGCGCCATAGCCGGCGTCATATTCAAAATCATGATCCGTGGTCAAACGCCGGGTACTGGCCAGACGGAGCCGATGCGCAGTGCCACGGCGTCCCGGCGCGCGAAATGGTATCGACGTAATAATTGTGGACGGCCACACGTGGCGGCGTCGGCATGTCGAAATACGTACGCTGTTGAACCTGACCAAAGGTGGTCGCGGGCAATCGATGTAGTTTGATTTCATCGAGGCCCGTCACCGGACCTTCACGCACGCCGTCCACCATTTTCTCCAACCGCCCGGGCCACAGATCGAGCCACATTTGCCAGGTCTGTGAAATAAAAGCGCGGCCGGTATAGGCCTCGGCCCATTGCCGCGCGCCGTGATCAGGCTGCTGACGAAGGCGTCGTCGGCGGTGGGTCGATGCGCGC